TGTTGGTCGTTGTGAGTGTGCTTTATTACCGTGCTGAACGCCAAAGCAAAGCCATCAATGACCGATGTGAAAAGCGGTTAGAGTTGTGTGAGGCGAAGTTAGAAAAAATGAGTAAAATGTTAAAAACGCAAGATAGTTTGTGTAGTGCGTTAATTACTGAGATATCAATCTACAAAAATTTAGGTAAAATATGAAACTACTTTACGCAATAGCAATAATCGCCTTAATTATGGCGGTTGCAATTGAACCTGATATTGAGCAGAAAGCCGAAGAGCAGATACACCACTCTGAAATGATGTGCGATTCTGCTGCAATGGTTTTAGAGGAGATTCACAATTTGAACGATAGCCTATTAATTCAAAAATATTTCTATGCGGATAAGTGAGTTATTTAAAGGTGACAAGGGCGAATTTTCGTCCAAAAGATTTGTTGGTATTTTTGGCGCTTTGGTGCTATTTGGCTCTATGGTTTATTATAATAGCGATAAGCTCGTTGAAGCGGTGGAGTTCATCACAATTTTCTCGTTGGGTTACACGGTTATAGACAAATACACCAATGGCAAAAACAACGCAAGTCAGTAACCACCGAGAAAAACCAAAGCGCAAGCGCCCAGGTGTACACTCTAAAAATAACAAGCCATGCAAAAAATATCGTGGGCAGGGGCGATTATAATTTTATTAGCTAGCTGCTCAGCTGAGTGGCACCATGAGAAGGCGTGCAAAAAAGCGCCTATTTATTGCATGGAATGGGTGCGGCTTGATACGGTGGTTTATCGGGATTCCATTGAAATTTATGAGGTTTTTGAAACTCAGCTGCATGATACAATAATTATTGATACCGGAAGCGTAAGAGTGGAGATAATTAGAGATCACGACATTATTCGCACCTATGTCAAACAAAAGCCCGACACTACAAGAATAACAATAACAAAACAAATGCCGCCGCGCATTATTTACCGTGACAAGGTAAATTGGTGGTGGCTTATTTTAATACCTTTATTATTATGGCTAATTTACAAGAAGTAAACTTCGACTACATTAAAAAATGGGAAGGCGGTATATCCTGGAACAAAAAGGATAGCGCTTCCAAACATCCGGTGCCATCTACTGTGGCGCATCCTAACCCAAAAGGCATACACACCAATATTGGAGTAACTTGGATGGCGTGGAGTGCTATCTACGGCCGTAGCGATGAATCTATAAAAGATTTTTATCTCATGCCTAAAGACAAATGGGTAAAAGTTTACAAGTGGTATTGGGACTTGGTGAACGGATCACAGATAGAAAGCCAAGTTATTGCTGAATGGCTTGCAGATTGGGCGTGGGGCTCAGGTGCAAACGCATCATTTCAGATGCAACACTTTTTGAATCACAACGGATATATTTTAACCGTTGACGGAAAAATAGGGGCAAAATCAGTTAATGCTATGAATGCGCTTATAAAAGAAAAAGGCCCCGTAGAAGTCTACAAGGCCCTATATGCTTGGCGCTGTGATTGGATTAAGCGCCTTCCGTCGTTTCGTGACTTTGGTCGTGGGTGGATGAATCGATTGGAGGATTTTCACCAATGGGCGCTAAAAGAGCTTCAACACGAGAAACCGTAACCGGCTGAACGTCCTGCACTTCAAATTCGGTGTGCATTCCCATCATGATTTCGGGCGCGTAAAGGCGGCCAAAAAAAGCAGCTGAACGATACTTCAACATGAGTTCGGGCATGGTTTTCCACTTGCTTCCTGCTTTTGTTAACCATCCTTCATCTTTAGCCATTTGAATAGTCACCCAGGGGCCTTCTAAGATGGCGCCGGTGTCTTTTTCTGTTGCTACTGCACGGCACTTATCTTCTGTAGCCTCAAAGCGCAAAGCCGTAAACCTTCCGCAGGCATTTAATGCCGCAATGATAAACGTGCTGCTCCATGAAGGGCGGCCGTGAATGATGTGCAGGTTTTGCATAACCATAAGCGGCGAGGCTCCTATTCTGTGCGCCATTTCCAAGGCGACAAGCGTGTTGGCTACGTTGTTTTGATAATCTTTTGGAATCATTGTTGAGGCTGCAAGTGCTTTTGCCTTGCGCACGATTAAATCGTAGCTTTCTTCTGGGGTGTGGGTGAGTCTATTTTCCATAATTCGGTAATTGTAATTTTGCTAAACCATTGTAACCGGGCCATTCGTTGAGCTGTGTGCACTGCTTCCAAACAATGTAGTCCTCTTGATATTTTTGCCTTCCTGCTTGGATGTCGGCATCTTCGATGACATAACACGCCACAGCAAATGGAGCCGTTTTTTCGACAGCGATGAAAACAAAACCGTCGCATTGAATGTTATTAGCTTCAAGGATGTCGATATAAAACGCCGCTTGCACATCGTAGCGGTATTTCATTGCCGATCTTCCAAAAGCATACGGCGATGCGTCCTCAGTTGTTTTTAAATCAAGGCAAATATTTAATGAGGTAAGTGCATCGGGTTTACATTTTTTGTCTTCGTGTGTAAAAACCTGCTCAACTTGTGTAATTTTACTCAATAACAAACCAGCTTGTGGGTGTTTTCTTGCAGCCTCAGCAATACGCTCACAGATAATTGCATCCTCAGGCGAGATAATTTCAAGTCCTTCAACTGATGCAATAAATTCCTCATAGCGCTGTTTTCCATCCTTGGTACGTCGGTCTAAATTTGGAGCAATAGCATAACGCTTGCCAAAATCCGACGGCTCCAATACTGCGCAATGCACAGCGGAGCCCAATAATAGCGCGGGTGTTTTTTTCTCAACGTGTCCAGGGTTTAAATAACGCTCCCAATAATGTAGGGGCGATTTGTGGATCAGGTCTAATCCTGATTTACTGATTTTTGTTGTGTCTTTGTGATATTCCATGTTGCAAAATTGAGATATTTGATTCATATTTGCAACATAATATTTAAAAATGTACAAAACTATATTAACCGGGAACCTGGGCGCGGATGCCACAGTAAATCAAGTAAACGCCCAAGACGGCGCACCATTCAACGTAATCAACATGGCTGTAGCGGTACAGTTGCGCAAAGATGCAACCCAGTGGGTGGATTGCGCATTTTGGCGCCGCGCTGAGCAATCTATTGGCGTTGTGGATTATCTGAAAAAGGGACAAAAAGTACTTTTAGAGGGCGAAGTTTCAGCCGATGTTTGGGAGGGAAAACCGAAACTAAAAATGAAAATTACAAACCTTGAATTAATATGAAGGATTTAATTGATAATTATTGCAGGCAAAATAACATAACGCGGCAAGATTTAGCCAAAGAATTGCAAGTATCGAGAGCAACATTATACAGATGGAGTAAAAAACAACCCAATGCAGTTACGAAGTTATCAAAAATCATCAATAATGAGCCTAAGAGAGGCGTTTAAAACCAATAAACGGGTGTTATTTGTTCTAGCTACAGGCGGGGGGAAAACTGCGGTATTTACGGCCATTGCACAAGCATCACCGAAACGCGTTTTGATATTAGCGCATAGAAAGGAATTAATCGACCAAATTACTGAGAGATTAGGCAACTACGACACCCAGCGTATCACCGTGGGAATGGTGCAAACAATTGCTAAACGCGGATGCGAAACAGAGCCTGAGTTTATTATAATTGATGAGGCTCATCACGCTGTGGCCGGGTCTTGGAATAAAATAACAGAGCGCTACCCAAGTGCTTATGTGTTAGGCGTTACCGCAACACCATGTAGATTAGATGGCAAAGGCCTTGCGGCCGCGTTTGATGTGATGGTGGAGGGCGTGAAAATATCGGAGCTAATTTCTATGGGTTATTTATGTGGCGCGAAAACATATGCCAGTGAGCATGATTTTAGTAAAATCAAGAGTGTTGGCGGAGATTACCACAACGGGCAACTCATGGAATATTTTAATAAATCCAAAATTACCGGGGACGCGATAACGTCGTGGAGAAAATACGCAAACGACGTGCAAACGATTGTTTTTTGCATCAATATAAAGCACGCCGAGATAGTTATGGGAATGTTTAACTGCTTGGGGCATAAAGCGGCTGTAATTAGCTCCAAAAATAGCAAAGAGGAACGCGCGGAGATAGTGGACGCTTTTAAAACGGGCAGGATTAAATTATTGATTTCTGTGGATATAATTTCAGAAGGTTTTGACGTGCCCGAATGTGGCGCGGTTATACTACTTAGGCCAACTAAAAGCCTATCGTTATATATGCAGCAAGTGGGCAGGGCATTGCGCACGTCACCGGGCAAAACCGAGGCGATAATTTTGGATCACGCGGGGAATTGTTTTAGACACGGAATTGCTACTCAGGATAGAGAATGGGAGTTGACAACCGAGCGCGTAAAAGAGGCATCCAAGAAATGGGATGTTAAGCATTGCGGCAATTGTTATGCAATATTTCCACCGTCATACGATAAATGCCCTGAGTGTGGCCACGTTATACCAAGGAAGCCAAAGGAAATGAAATTGGTTGCTGGGGAGTTGGTGCCGATTGAAGAGGTCGAGCTGAAAAAGAAAGAGGCAAAACGTGAGCTAGCAGGTACGAAAACGCTTGCCGATTGGCTAGCGATTGCGAAGCAGAGAGGTTACGCGCCTGGATGGGCGTATTATAGGTTTAATGCGAGATTGAGGAAATGAAATTAGATTTAAAAGGTTATACGGCAAAGCAATGGGCTATTTTAATACTGCGCTATGATTTTCGGTTGAGTTATCGTGAGATTGCTCAACGCATGGGAATGAGTATCAGTGGTGTTAAGCATGTAATAGAGATGAAGAGATGAGATTTAGATGGACAATAGAGAAGCTTGATAAACTCAGAGAGTTATACATTGATACTCATATTGACGAAATTTGTCACTTCTTTGGAGTAAAGAGACACGTTGTTTACTGTGCTGCCGATAGGTATGGAATAAAGCGCACCGATGAATATAAGAAAAAACATTGTTACACAATTAAAACCAACGTCTCAACTCAATTTAAGAAAGGTCACACATCCTGGAACAAAGGTAAAAAGGGGATAATCATAGGCGGTAAAGAAACTCAGTTTTTAAAAGGTCACAAGCCTCATAATTGGAAACCTGAAGGCACAGAAAGAATCTCAAAAGACGGCTATATTGAAATAAAGCACAAGGGGAAGTATAGGGCTAAACATAGGATTATATATGAGCAGCATCACGGCGTCAAATTAGATCCTTACGAAGTGGTTATATTTTTAGACAGAAACCCAAGAAACTTAGATATCTCAAATCTAAAATTAATTTCACGTCAGGAGCATATGCAACGCAATCACTGGGTACATTTACCTCAAGAACTACAAGAAGTAATACATTTAAAAAAGAACATAACTAAACTAATAACAGAACATGGCAAAAGACAAAATTCAAGACCTAAGACACCATCTATTTGAAACTATTGAAATGCTTAAAGACGGAGACATGGAAATAGAGAAGGCAAGAGCAATAAGCGAGGTTGCACAGGTAATAATTAACTCCGCAAAAGTAGAAGTGCAATTTTTAAAAGAAATGGGAAGTAATCGACATACTGGTTTTATTCAGTTGGAAAATCCTGATGAAAGAAACTGACATACTACGCGAGATACTTGAATTATCGCGCGGCCCAGTGCGATTATTTCGCAATAATGTAGGATTTGACGCGGGTAATAAAGTCCGATATGGATTGAAGCCTGGGAGTAGCGATTTAATAGGGTGGCGCACTATTGAGATAACTGAGCACCATATTGGGCGCAAGGTTGCTGTGTTTGCTGCAATTGAGGTTAAAACGCCAACAGGAAAAGTAAAAGAGGAGCAGCAAAGATTTGTAGATTATGTCGACGAATGTGGCGGTATAAGTGGCATTTGCCGCAGTGTTGAAGAGGCTAAAGCGCTGTTAAATTTGTCATAGCAATGTAATTAAATCGTTTATAAGTTGTTTATATCGTAGGAATGTCTCATTTTTGAAACATGGAAAACGGAAAAAATATTGTAATAATCACAAACATTAATGTAATCGCGAGTGTGAATATATTTAATGATTATCAAGTTCATTTAGTAAAAATGCACGAAAGTTCTACAAGACCAAAGCAATTTGAAGATAGCAAAGGAAATCTTTGGAACGCAAGAGAATTAAGCCATTTTAGTCAAATAACAACAGGGGCCTAACCGCCCCTTTAATATATAAACACTATGATAAACAAAATAATCAATTGGCTGTCGAGCGGTGAGTTTGACAGCCTTCGCTACAAAGTGGAGATTTATTCCGCTAAAATCAGTGAGTTAATGGCAGCCAATGAGGGCTATTGTCAAGAACGTGAGCGCCTATTTCATTCGCGTATTTCTGATCAGTCAAAGTTAATTAAACACCAGGCGGCCGAGCTTGAATACTTGCGCCATTTTGAAAAAATTGTAATGCGTCAACGCGCACAGAAAAAAGCTTGGAATGAAAGGAATAAAAAGAAATGATAGACTTAATTTACCTATTTGCTGCGCTTGCAATAGCTGCGCCGATAGTTCTAGGTGTTATGTATGTTGACTATTTGAAATTTAAAAAATGGTTTGAACAACAGCAAGAGCCTGAGCCGTTTAAATACGAAGAGCCTGTGCGTATCAGTAAGCGCCAAGCTGAGATTTTTAACAGATCAATGAGACGAATTAATAAAGAATTAAAAAATGCAACAGTTGTTAGATAAATGGGAGCGCCTGCGCAGGTCGGAGTATTTGCGCCCGGATGAGAAATTGATGCTTAATCATTGCATAAGTGATTTGAAGCGGTTTATGGATGTAGAGAAGGCGGATAAACAACAAACGGCAGTGGGGTGGTTTTCTAATCAAGCCTATGAATTATTTGAGCAGTATTCAGAAGGCAACTTTGATAGGATAACACTTAATAAGTTAATGTTTAAGGCAACTAATAAAGCCAAAGAAATGGAGAAGCGGCAGATAATTAAAGCGTATCAGCAAGGTGTGACTGATGAACACGGTGACACAATAACATTTACAACTGAAGGAGAAGACTACTACAACGAAACATACGGAGGTAAAAAATGACCTTCCAAATCGTTCCAACAACAGTTAACCAAAAACAAATTTTTAGACTTTACATTAATCAGCAATTACATTCAGAACATGATACAAGAGAATCGGCATTACATACACAAATTGAAATTAAAAATACAATATCTCAGTCAGGAAAACAAAAAGCTGAGAGCAGAGATAACCGGGCAACGTCCAAACCTGAGCCATCCAGTGGGCGAGGTGATTAAATTTATTTCACACCAAACGGGGATAACACCTTCAGAGATGTTAACCAGGTCAAGACAGCGTGATATCGTAACGGCTCGTATGCTGTGTATGTATATTTTTAGGACGCACTTAAATATGCAATGGACAGAAATAGGACGCATATTTCACCGGGATCATTCAACTGCGATACATGGCGTGACGGTTGTAAGTAATCAAAGGACATTTCCTAAATCGTTTGAAAATAAAGTAATTGAGGCGTATGAAAGTCAGTTATTATCAGTCAATTAAAACGCCCAACAGCAAAGAGGTTGCGGATGTTGTTGCTATACTGGACAACATTAAAAACGGAGTTTATGAGGATGTAGCGCATGCCGTAAGGATTGCAAAAAACGAAGAGGAAAAGAAAGCGGCAAAAAACAAGGCTCCGATTATAACAGTTTCGGGAACGTTCAACCAACGCAAAAATGATGCGCTTATTTCTCATAGTGGTTTAATTGCAATGGACTTTGACGACATAAATGATTATGGCGACGCGTTTAATTTACTTATTAATGATCAGTACAGCTATGCGGTATTTATGTCAATATCAGGCAAAGGTATCTGTTGCCTGGTTAAAATAGACGGAAAGCGTCACCTTGATGCGTTTTTAGGATTAGAGCAGTATTATTACGAAAATTACAAGCTGCAAGTTGACCGGGCATGCAAGGATGTATCCAGGCCGCGTTTTTTATCTTATGATCCTGATTTATTTTTAAATGAGCAATCGCAAGTATTTAAATTATATCCAAAAAAAGAAACAAAGCAGCAACAACAAAAAATCAATAATTTTAGCGGAGGCAATCATTATTCGCAGAAATTTGAACTGATTTTATCGCGTATAAATAAGGACTTAACCAATGATTATGCGGACTGGTTAAAGATTGGTTTTGCTATTGCGTCGGAATATGGTGAGGGTGGTTTAGATTACTTTAAATATGTTAGCTCATTTAGCCATAAATACAATGAATTTGAGTGCGAGAAAAAATACAAAACACTTTTAGGTGACGCAAGTAATGGAGTAAATATTAGTTCATTTTATTATATCTGCCAACAAAATGGCATCGACATAACAGACCAGCGCGAAATAGACCAACGCAAAGAAATACAGCGCTTAAAACAATTAGGCAAAACTAAACAAGAGGTTATTCAAGCAATTCCAAATGCAATAAATGAGATACTAGATTTTGAATTTAATAGGCAAACGCCCGCAAAAAATAATCAATTGGATATAAATTTAGTTGAGCAATTTATTCGCGAAAAATACCCTATTAAAAAAAATGAGGTTACGAGGTTCTACGAGCTTGAAGGCGTACAATTGGAGCAGCAAGATTTAAATACAATTTACATTGATGTTAAAAAGGTTTTTTCTAAGGCTTCCAGGGAGATAATCGAATCAATTATATTTTCAAATTATACTGAAAAATATAACCCTTTGCTTGATTATTTTAACGGTTTAAAATGGGACGGAAAAGACCATTTAGCAGAGTTAACTCATGTAATTACTTCCAGCACTGGAGACTTTGCCTATAGGCTTCACGGTTTACAATATTGGTTATGTGGTATAATTGACAGCGTTATTAACCAGGAGCCAAATCTATTGTGCTTAGTTTTAGCAGGGCAACAAAACACTGGTAAGTCAACGTTTTTTACTAAACTATTACCGAACGAATTAAAGAAATATTTTAGCACTTCACAGCTTGACAGGGGCAAAGATGATGAAATTCTTATGTGTCAATCGCTGATAATTTTTGATGACGAATTTAGCGGTAAATCTAAGCAGGACGCAAAACAAATGAAGCGCTTACTATCTGCGCACTCTTTTACATTACGGGAACCATACGGCCGTCAAAACGTAACGCTTAAGCGCTTAGCTACTCTTTGTGGTACATGTAATGAATTAGATGTATTGAATGATCCAACAGGAAATAGGCGTTTTATTGTGTATGACATCAATGGACAGTTTGATTACGATAGATACAATAAGATAGATAAATCACAACTATTTGCGCAATGTGTTTACCTGGTTAAGACTGGTAAGCATAGGGATAAATACGATATATTTCTGCAGGATTTACAGGACTTAAGCGCTGAGTTTATGGAAGTTAGCATAGAAGAAGAACTACTTAATGAGTTCTTTATGCCTAGTGTCTATGGTGCGTTCTATCAAACGACCAAAATAAAGGACATAATTGAAGAGCATACGCAACAGAAGTTAGGCGTCAAGAAGTTAGGTCAGGCACTTAACAAATTGAAATTTAATAGAATAAAACAGAATGGCATATACGGATACATGGCCACAAGTCGCCGAGCAATCGGGTAACTTGGGTAACTTCAAGGCAACTTCCGACCAACGAAGTTACCCCAAGAAGATATTAGTAAACACTGGGTACTTCATTGATTGGGTAACTTGGGTAAGATATATTTCTAATAAATGTGTGAGATATATAGATACATATATACATACATATATACATTATGTAATTGCTTAAATAATATGTACTACTTTTTTCGTTACCCAACTTACCCAACTTACCCAAATGCCAACAAAGCCACAGCCTAAAATAAAACCTAAATCATTTAATAACAAGCCATTATATGATAAAGGTGAGTACAACACAACTCAATGGAGAAAACTAAGAATGATTATTTTAAACGACGAACCGATTTGTAGAAAGTGTAAAAGAAAAGCCGCGAATGTTATTGATCACATCCAACCGATACGATTAGGCGGTGACTTCTGGAGCATGGAAAACCTACAGCCATTGTGCACCGGATGCCACAACAGCAAGTCAGGAAAGGAAAGTAAACTTTGAAATTGGTGATTATTTCGCAGTGCAGTGCAGCGAGGCGTATAGAAGTAGTGACAACAGCACCGTTTGACCGGGTATGGGGGTATAAAACCCCACCCCTATCCCCCAAAAC